CATCCGTCGCTGTGACTGTTCCAGTTTGGAGAAGGGAATTGATGTCGGTTCCGTCGGCAAGAAAACCGCCCGGTGCGCACTTGGCCGAACCGAAGTCAACGCGACAGCCTGGCCCACAGATTTCTCCGCCCATGTCCTCTAGCGGTTTCGCCATGCCGCGAATCTCGACTCTGAACTGGAATTCTTCAATCGTGACCGGCCCGAAGGCTCCAGTTGCCAGAATCATCGAGCCGTCGGAGAGGCTCTCCCAGTTACAGATAAGCAATTGAATTTGTGCGTAGTCGTAGAGCCTGCGCTCGAGATCGTCTCTGGTAATGATCGAATCAATCGCGCCGACGAGCTCAGTGGTTTTGGCGCTGGCGTCTGAGCCTTCGTTAAGGTTGAACCGGTTATAGGAAGATGTCGAAAGGTAGGTTATGCCAGAGAGCGCAATATCGACGTCGTGATCTGTGAAGCCCAAGACTGTGCCATCGCGGCGCGTCACTTTGAAGAGTGTCGCGAGTGTGGTTTGCCCGCCTTGGATGTGGGTATTTAGACCAGAGGAGCAGGCTTTCATTTAGCCAATTCCGAAATGCAGTCCCGCAGTGCGCAGAAGGAAGGCCAAAAGCCCAGCGCCGAATGAGACGAGCCCGAGAGTTTCCCATTTGGAATTATGGGATATCAGATAGCATCCGGCTCCAAGAAGTGCGACAAGCAAAGAGATGTAGATTTCAACGTGCATTGCCTTCTCCTAGTAGTTTGGTGGTCGTACTTCAATCAGCCCTAGCGAATTCCATTTGATGACGCGATTTCCGCTCGAGCTCGGCTCGACTTCAGGCTCAAATTTGTCCGACGTCAATCTCACAGGAATGTGATATTGAAAGCTTGCGTGCGGAGTTCCCGATACTCCCGAGAGCGTCACTTGTCCAGTTGTGTGATCGGTTGAAACCAGTGTTCCGCCCGAAGTGATGGAAACTGTGTTCGTTAAATTCACGCCCTGATAGTTGATGACCGAAGACGTAATCGGCTTGTAGATTGGCCGCGTGTACGTTCGCCCGCCGAGCGTGTAGGTTTTCTGCAACTGGTAGATTGAGCCGGAAACCAGCACTAGCGGTTCGTTGGTAGCCGTACAGTCCAGGTGGTCGTAGAACCTGAATCCATCCGCCATTCCGCCAACTTGCAGAAAGAACGTGCGAACCTGTTCGATGAATGTATCTGTATTCCCTACTGCTGAGACTGGCGTTACCAGTGAAGCTTGATATTCCGCGCGCGCGTATGCCCATGCACGGTTTCTCTGCTCCTGGCCTGATTGGACGGCGACAATAGAAGTATTGAATCCAGGTCCACCTTGCCGCTGAAAGCCGATTGCTCGGGGAAACTCGCACTCGAAGAAAGCCATTATGCGTAGGCCAGCCGAGAATTACGAATCTGCCGTTCTTGATTTTGTTTCTGTGTGCGTCCGAAGAGATCCCGACTTCCAGCATTCGGGTAGTTGTGGTTGTGGGTGATGTTGTAGGTTGGTCCTGCAGGAACTACGTTTGCCGGTCCGGTTACGATTTCTGGCCCATGCTCACCTGTGATTCCCCACTTGCCCGAGGGAATGGAGCCGCCCATAGCATGGAAGCCGCCGAAGGCTCCGAGCAGACTGCCGAGAAATCCGCCTAGACCGCCGCCGCCTTCGCCTTGATTAAGTATTGGCGTCCCGAATATGGGAATGCTTTGCGCTGCGCCAACTCTCCCGAAGCCTGCGGTATTCGCCATCACGACGTAAAAGGGATTGGCTTGAGAGCCGTCTGCTTTTGCCGTCAATCCTGGCAAATGAATGCCGAAATGCTCTGCTAGTTTGCCGACGCCCTTTTGTATTTCTGCTTTGGTGACTGATTCCGCGAGCCCAGTAAAGACGCCTTTGAAATCGGTTTTTTGCCCCGTTAGAAGTTTCGCAAGCTGACTCTCGATTCCGTCAACTGCTCCCATGATGGCTTGCATGATAGCCGCACCCGCCTGGCGTCCCTGAATGACGAGCTCGCCCATCACAGCTTTGAACTTCTGCCCAACTGTGCCGATTTTGAACGCCCATTCATCCCACTGATGCAAGAGCCGGTTCTGCTCATCGAATATCTGAGCCTCGACTCCGAGAGTTGAGAGTCCATTCTGCTGCATTAATTCTCGAATCCGCTGCAATCTGACGATTTGATTGTCATACTGAGTTGCGAGATTGAATTGCGCTGCTTCTTGGGCGAGTGCTCCATCATAGGCTTGCTTATCGGCCTCGGTGAGGATCTTGCGCTTTTGCTCGATCTGTTGAGTGCTGACTACAACTTTCTTGTCCAGTTCGTCCTGAATGAATCGCTGCACTTGCAACTCAATATTGGCTTGGCGAACTGCATCGGCACTCACGAGATAGGCCGCGTTCAGTGCATCCAATTTAGGCTTCAGCGCGCCGGCTGTCGCATCCTCCCGGCCTAGTTCAGTCTGCAACTTAGCCGATGCGAGGGCTTGCTCTTTGGTCTTTTCGGCATCTAGGAGACGTTGGGCTCCCGACGCATTCATTACCTGATTCAGTTGATTGATGGTTGACTGTTGCTTTGCAAATTCCTTGTCAAGTCCTGCACTGACAATTGCAGCTCCGCCTGTCTTGTAGGCTTCCGCCATTGCGTTTTCTGCTGCGATGGCTTCATCGAGCTCCGCATTGTGCTTTTGTAAATCCTCGTTTGTTTTGGCAAGCGTCTGACTATAGAAAATGCTGGCGGCTTGGAATTTGATTAGTGCTTCATTTTCGGCTACATACTTTTGCGCTGCTCCGGTTTTGTCACGCGCTGCTTCAGTGCGCATCTTGCCGAAGGCCTCATTAGCCTTTTCTGTGGCCTTCGCAACAATAGTCTCTGCTTGATCCGCTGCCGCTGCGGTCGCCATCCAATCAAACTTTTCTTCCTGTAGGGCTGCAATGCGCTCTTTGATTCGGGCGAGGGTGGTGTCTTCTTTGCCTTCGCCTTTTGTTGAAAGATCGGCGTCAAATCCTGGCTTTTTCTTGAAGGAGTCCAGAATGTCTTGGGCATTGAAAGGTAAACTGCTTTGAACATGGCCGCCCGCTAGAGCATTGATCTGCTTGCCCGAAAGGCCGGAGAGATCCATCCCCCGGAATGGGTTAACTTTTTCGCGCCCATAAATTCCATCTATAAAATCGGCATTGCGTTGCCAAATATCGCGGGACTGCGTGTCGAAGTCCCGCATTTGCTTGTAGAGATAACCCCAAGCACCCGTGAAAGATTGTTTGGCGCCTGCAAAATCCCCGGTAGCAGCGTCTTCAACTGCCTCTATCGACGCGCCAATCGCATTAAAGAGCGCGATGGTAGCTCGCCCAACATATTCGATATAAAGCCCGATTGTTTCAAATACCGCCTTGAAGGTGTCGCCGACTCCCAAAGTCATGCGGGTTAATTCCGCCATATCGTGAACGAGCGTTTTAAGATCACCTTTTTCGCCAGCCTTCTCAAGCTCTTCGACCAAGTAGGTCAGCGTTGGCAGCAAATCTTTAGCAGCCAAAAGCGCGATTCCTTCAAAGGCTGCTTTCGTTTCGTCAACCTGTTCTTTGAATTCCCTAGCCTTGGCTACCGTGTCCGAGTCGCCCAAGCCAAATTTTTTGGCGGTCTCCATGCTTTCATTGATGGACTCGACACCCTTATTGATTAGCGGGAGAATTTCAATTCCGCCACGTCCGAAAATTGCCTTTACAAAATAACCTTGCTCAGATGTCGGAAGGGCAGCAATCTTGCCAACTACTTCTGTGAACAGCGTGCCGCCGTCTTTAATCGCGCCATTGGCATCTCTGATGCTGATTCCCAATCTTCCGAATGACGTATGCGCATAGTCAGTCGAGATTGCAGCCTTGACTGCATTGGCTCCCATAAAACCGAGAGCCTTTACAAGCGATTCCGTTTCAACGCCAACGCCTTTACCAGCGAGTGCCAAACCTGCCATTGTCTGCGTTGAGACTCCGGCTTTCTCGGACATCTCGCCGAGTTTTGCGGCACCTGCCGCCGAATGAATGGCGAGCCCCACTAATCCGCCTTCAAGTACAGCCAGCCCCGCCACGGCCCCAGCACCTATGCCGACGACGGTTCCCATTGAACCGCCGAGCTTGCCGAATGCGAGTACGGCCTGCCCGCTAGCAGATGCAGCTCTGCCCAGCGTGCCACCGACCATTTCGCCGAACTCTCCAAATTGGGATAGGCCCTTTTCGAGGAATTCCCCGACCGATCCCATAGCCTCGGACAGTTCTGCCCTGAAGCGTTTCGCAGTCGTTCCTGCGGCACCGAATCCGGAAATAAATTCTGCGGTATTGGCTGTTAACCGTACCGCTATTTCGCCGAGTGTAATCGCCATTTAATTTTTCTTTTTGAACCGGCTGAAAAAGCCTCTCAGTAATGCCTCTTGCTCTTCGGGGCTCTGTCTCTGTGCTTGCGCGTCAGGATCGGGATAAATGTCATAAGGGCTTACAGCTTTGCCTTCGCCTCTGAATGGTGCGGCATTGATCATTGTTGCCACGAGAACGCCAAACGTGGCGCGCCTTTCTTCCATGCGCCGTTTTAAGAGGATGTCAAAACCATGTCCCGTGAGCTCTCCGAATTGCTCGATGGTGAGTCCGAAGTCGTAGATGGCGATGATTGCAAGGTCGTCGAGGTCGAGGGGCTCGCCTGGGTCTTCGTCTCGCTCTCTGACTGAGGGCGGGCTTCTGGCAACTTTCCCGTTCTCAAGATTTCAACTATCTGCTTCGCTGAATCAACGAAGGCTTGCCGTTTATCCTTGCGAACGAAATAGGCATAAGCCTGCAAGAGTGCTTCAATGATTTGCACCCTGTTTTCCAGGCTCATGTATTCGCCGATAGCTGCATAGCCTTCATCGGAATTGAATCCGGGCTGATAGACGAGTGTCGCGCCCCAGAGGACTGCAATGACGGCTTTCGGGTCGTCGATCCAACTGAAGATGTCGGCGAGTAGATTGATTTTGCTGCGCTCCGCGATGGCCGCGAGCGTGTTCATGTTGAAGGCGAGTTTTAGGTCCACGGCAAACGTTGTTCCATCGCCGTTCTCAACTTCCAGAGTCAACGGAACGAATGGAGTCAATCGCCGCTTGATTGCAGAGTCTTGCATATTGCTCCTTTGCAATGAAAAGGGCGACTCCAGAACAGGAATCGCCCAATCCAGTGCCAGCTAAGTTAAGGGAGAATGAGCGGACGTTAGCTGATGGTGACAGATCCGGAGATCTTCAGCGCTGCGCTAAAATCCACTTTCTTATCATGTGGAACCTTTAGCGAGAAGTTCTCGACATAAGCCGCGAAGCTAACCGAACCGTGGCCTCCAGGGAATGTCAATACATAATCGTCAAGCGTCGGCGGATTCGCTTGCATCGCCGTGACGAGTCCGGCTTGCGATGCATTCGACATGCCGAGGAAGTTAGCGGTAAATTTGAGAGATCCATTGTCCCTCAGTGTTGGGATGAACTCTTTATCGCCGCCAACTGAGTCCATGTTAGTTGCGTCATCAAATTCGTTTTTGCCGTCTGGGCCGTCATAATTGACGATCTCAGCGATCAAGCTACCGTTCCGGGTGATCGTCGTTCCTTGCCCTTTAAATGAGCCTGTTGCCATTGCGTTGTTCTCCTTTAATTAGCTGTTTTCAAACGTGAACTCGACTTCAATCATGCTGTGGCGAATTGACTCGCCCGGGCCTTCTTCGGAAGGCAAATCCCGCTCATCGTGCAACATTGCGGCTTGCACGTAGGTGCCATCGGGCAGGGTGTAATTGACCGAACTGCCGACCTTGGGAACAAATAAGGCCCGAACCGCATTGCGCAATTCGGTTGCTCTGTCCTGCGTGGCCGCTCGGCAGGAAAACTGAAAGCGCTTGATTTCCGTTAGGTCGTCACCGTCTAGCGATTCAATCGACTCGCCGTGAACTTGGAAATAATTGATTGCCGGCAGCGAATAGCCTTTGGGCAAGATTGTGTCGCGATAGATTCGCGTGCTCACTATTCCGCTCACGGTCGGATCGTCGGCGAGGTACCGCCAAATCCCTTTTTCAATCATTTATGGAAGACGGCAGAAAGGTTCTCTTTTAAACGTTCAATGAAAGCGTCGAGTGCATTTTGCTTACTCGATTCAAATGCAGGGCGGATGAATGGCCGCGCAGGCTCTTTCACGGTTCCAAACTCCGCATAGAGCGCTTCGTAGATTGCCGAAGTATTTTCTCCAGGCTTTGCCTTGCGGCTAAAAGTCGTGGTTACTGATCCTTCGTCGAAATTGTTCGTCTTTGCTCGAACCGTAACGTGACCTTTGAGCCATCCGGTCAGAACTGGTGCGCTAGCTCGAATGGCATCTCGAAAGACAATCCCAGGTGCGGGTAAAGCCGTTCGCAGAGCACGTCTTGAGAACTCCACAGGCAAGCTGTTGAGCTTCTCCTGCAACTCCTCGAGGCCGGTGACTTGAATCTCAACTCGGCTCACTGAGCATTACCCCTGGCGATTGCAAGAATCTTCACTTCCACGCGGTTAAAGTCCGGATCCCCCACTTGCGCGAAATCTAATCTCATATCGCCATTGTCGGGATGGTGGTAAATCGCATACATGTTCTCTTTCAATCCTGGCAAATACTGAATCGTAAGCCGATGCGAAACTTCAGGTAGCACCTGGCCGCTCAACCGCTCGGGCTGCGATGTCGTCCAAAGCGTTTCGATTTTTGCGCGAACGTCTGTAGCAAATAATGTGTCAGGCTGAGTTGAGCCATCGCTGGCATCGGGAGTTGAGGCCAGCTCCCAGATGTCTATGGGCTTGTCCATCTCGCCCACAGGCGTATAGAAAGGTTGCGCCATAAATGGAGAAGGGGCTCCGAAGAGCCCCGATAGGCCTTTACCTAAAGCTCAATTATGAGCCGGAGGGTTGATTGACGAGGAATTGAAACTTCACGGTCGCAACTGCTGTGGTGTCGTTGTGGACATAGCAGCCGGTCCAATCGGTTGTGCCGAGAGGATTTGAGGAAGTAAGGTCGGTGTTCCATGTGACCATTACGCCGGCGGTCAATGTGATCTGCTTGACGGAATTGTTGTCCACGTTCACGTTCACGGTGATATCCTTGTCCGAGTACAAGCAGACTGATTCGATTTCGCTCACGTCTACGCCAATGATGAAATGCGTGACGCCCCCGTTTGCGCCAATGGTATCGGTGATCCCGAGTTGCGTATCGGCGGATTTGACTGTGGTCGTGCTTGCCAGCCTCCCCGCGTCAGTCGTGTAGGTAACTCCGGTTGTGTGGGTAAAAGCCATCTCTTTTTCTCCTTTGAATTGGTTACTGCGGAAAAGTCATTGCTAAATTCATTACGCGATGCTGGGAAATGATTTCGTCCAAGTGGACGGGCAGAGGCGCATAGACGCCGCCAGCGCCAGGCATGGCGATTACGACATCGCGGTTTCTGTACCAGTGCAAAACAACTTGCTTAATTGCCGTGAGCAAATCGCTTGGTATTGTGCGATCGATGTCCCATTGCGTTACTTGGGAGTTCATCGACGGCATGATCACTTCTTCCGATTCCGGCTCCTCGACTACCGCGTCATTGTCAAGAGATTCAGTCGAACGGGTTTCATAGCCTGCCGTGAAAAGTACCCGGACGGCGTTCAGTGCTCCCCAAAGGGTTGCAGGCCAGCACTGACCGGCCAAAGGTGCCACTCTCCCCGGCTCGCTGGCAAAGTCAACTTGGAATGCAAGCCCTGAACTGATTGACGTGTCGATTCCATCCGTCCCGATATATCGGATTTCATTGCATTCGGTGAGCGGCGGCGGCCACAACTCAATTGCGGTCGTTCCGTCGCAATAGAGATTAGGGAAGCGGTTGAGGGCAAGCGTGTATTCTTTTTTGGTTAGGCTTTTGCCAGTTTTAAGCTCCGCATACTCTCTTGCCGCTTTTATCAGGCTGTTAATCAGATCGTCGTCAAGGCTGTGAGTCACCTGAAGAAATGCTTTCGCCGAGTCGAGCGATATCGGCTCAGCTTCCGCAGCCGACCGCTTCACGATCGACATCTTCAAAGGTTCGTGAGGCCAAGGATATGGATAAGAGAAAGAGGAATAGCTCATTTCATCTGCTCATAACACTCAAACATCCATCTCGGGTCGTAATTGTCAGTCCCGCGCGACAGGTGGACTGTAGTTGCGCCGGTCGCCATGCCTGCCCACTTGAACCAAAATTGTTTATCGTCCATTCCGCGAATTCCGGCTTTGCCTAACACGTCTCCTACCCAGAGATCCTCCGCCCAATATGCGTCATAGATTTTGCGGTCTGGTTCGGCGTTGACTATTTCCCGCGAAGCAAGCCGATCGGTGAAGTAACCCGGACCGCCTGAAGCATAGGCATAATGGCCTTTTGCGTCCGGTTCAGCAACGTAGCCCCCAGGAAAGCAGCCGAAATAGTGATGCCGCGCAAATCCTGACGTCCGCAGCCGATGAGGATTGATGCAAGTGTCAGAAAAAGCCCGGAAAACGAAATCGAAGTTATGCTCAAGCGCCCACCGCAGCGATTCGCGAGTTTTGAAGGGTAGCCCGTGATAGTCGTCAGGAACATCGAGCCGAACCTCGTCCGGAAGTAACGCCCGATCGCCTTTGCCATAAAAGAGCCGATATTCGAAGCCTTCAACTTGCGGCATCTCTCGAATCCAGGTTTGCCGCATTGCCGCGTTAAAGCCGTTCTGAGCGTCCCGCTCACAGGTTGATACCGCGATAAGGGTTGTCATCTGGCGATGCGTCAGGCGAGCGGGGATCACTGATCCCGGCTATATGCAATCCTTGATGCCATTGGGCAATTCAATCTTGTACCGCCAGCCGAGCAACTTTTCGGCATCTCGAGGATCTTGGAGAATATGTTTCACGTCCCCGGGCCTCTCGGGAAGGTACTCAACTGGCCCGCCGAACATGCCCGCAACTTGGTTCAGGGTCCAATTCTTCCCGGTGCAGAGGTCTACCACTCCGCAGACTTCCGAGTTCATTGCCGCGATTAAGCCGCGAACGATGTCGAAGACGTGCGTAAAGTCCCGCGACTGTTCGCCGTCGCCGGTAATTTCAAGATGGCCTTTTTCTTTCTTCGACTTTCGGAGGGCTGCAAAGACGTTCGGCGAAGGCCCTTCCTCGGACTGCCGTGGCCCGTAAACGTTTGAGAACCTGAGAGCAATGACGCTCAGACCAAAACTTTCCTTGTAGCAACGCCCCCAGAGCTCGAGCATTTCCTTCGTTGCACGGTAAGGGGTGTGCGCTGCATAGACTACGTTGGAACTACAGAGCACCACTCGCTTAACTTTGGCCTGTCTTGCCGCCTCTAAAACGCACGCCGTACCATGCGCATTCGTAAGTGAAGCAAGTAAAGGCTCATCCATACACCAAGGCGTGCGCGCGATTGCCGCGCAATGAAATATGCCAGCCGGATTCTCTTCATGCATGAGCTCGACCAGCTTTTCATAGCGCGTGATTTCCAGTTCATAGAACTTGGCTTCTGGGTTTACTTGATCGTGATAACCAGAGAGAAGGTTATCGACGGCTATAACGTCCTGCCCTTTGGCGATAAGAGCATCGGTCAGATGCGACCCGATGAATCCTGCTGCGCCAGTGACGAGGTATTTCATAGCTTCATAATGAACGCCAAAGCGTAATAGCTCGGCTCTGGACTGGCCTGTGTTCCGGTGAATGTCGGCGTCCCAATCGTTCCTGCAGGCGTATAAGCGTTCATAGTCAACGTTGGAGCGGAATTTGTCCCTGCTGGCGTCAATGTGTGCGTGTGCGTGCCCATCGCCGAGCCTGTGAAGGTCGGCGCCGATACTGTTCCGGTTGCCGTGGTGACCGGCGAAACGCCTGTGCTCGTGTTGCCGGTGACTAGCTTTGTGCCGCTATTGGTCGAAGCCGCGACAACTGCATTTCCGGTAAAGGTCGGCGCGCTGTTCGTTCCGGACGGCGTTCCGGCGCTTACCGCTGACGTGGTTCCTTGACTGCCGGTGAATGTAGGAGCAGAAACCGAACCTGTAAGCGTTGCTTGCGTTCCGGTAAAACTTGGTGCGGAGACGGTTCCTGCAGGCGTATAAGTCCCGCCGCCTGGCGTCCCAGGATCGATGCCGGCCGCCGCGCCCTTGATGAACTTCGAGCGAAGATCAGGCGTTCCCAATTGCCCGTCGCAAAGATGCCAGCCTGAGGGGATATTCACCAACAAGCCCGCCCACATCGCGATCAAGCCACTTGGAATACCGGCGTCACTTCCTGAGGGTCCCTGCGGTCCGGTTGCACCTGTAGCACCCTGAGGTCCCATATCCCCGGTGTCCCCTTTCGGACCCTGAGGCCCAATTTGGCCTTGAATCCCTTGAGCACCGGTTGCCCCACTTGCCCCCGTTGCGCCTGTCGCTCCGGTAGGCCCAGCATCACCTTGCGGCCCTGGCGGTCCTTGAATGCCTTGCGCTCCCTGAGGTCCTTGCAAACCCTGTGAGCCAGTGGCCCCGGGAGCTCCTTGTGGGCCTACGTCGCCAGTATCGCCCTTGTCTCCCGCGGGACCGGTTGCGCCAGTGTCGCCCTTTGGCCCTTGTAATCCCTGTGCCCCCTGCGGACCTTCGGGTCCTTGCTCGCCTTGGGGTCCTTGAGGCCCCTCCGGACCCTCCGGACCGATGATTCCGCCTTCAGATGCGCCCGCTAATTGCGCCTGCAGATCTGTGACGGCGCCATCGATCTGTTCGAGATTCCAATCGTTCGCCGCGCTGACGTCAGCATTAACGACCGCCGCCGACAGGTGCGATTTTTTGAGTCCTAGGTTTCCGCTGGTTCTCAATTAGCAGTGCTCAACCTGTCCTCCCATGAGGTGATAAGTTGAGATTCCCCTTCGCTTTAAGCAGATTCGGCCAGGTGCTCCCGCGCGCCCGCGATACCGTCCGTATGCCTGATGCGCCCATTGCTGCGGACCTTTCATTTCGTTGATGTTGACTCCAGGGAGATAAACCGTTTTCCATCCCGCCCGTTTGACGTCCACAAAGAACGCCCCATGCTCGCCGCCACCGATCTTGACATCTGAATCCCACTTCACTTTCTCAAACACGCTCCGACGAATAAGAGAAAAATTGACAGTGAGATCGCAATAGCAATATCGGATTCCATTTACTTCGCCTTCGCCTGAATAGCCTTGATGCTCGCGTACTGAATCTTCCCCAAGGTCGAGAGTCGCTTCGTAAGGCCTGCCGTTCACGCGCCCAGAAGCTACGCCGACCGCGGGGAGCGCGTCCAAAACAGCAACCAGCTTTTCGACATATCCACGTATGCAGGGCTCGCCAAAGTCAAAGTCGTCTGATCCGATGAGCACGTAATCTCGGTCGCAGAGTTCGACGCCGCGATTAGATTTGGCCCCAAAACCAGAGTCGAATGGCAACCACTCACACACATGCCCGCGCCTGCGTAGCTCACTGTAGAGATGTATTTTTTGGCTGCTTTCATATCCATCGTCAACAATTATGATCTTGGCGTCCGGCATCGTCCGCTGAATGCCCGCCAAACATCTCAGCAAATAGCCATCTCGCAAAAATGTCTTAACTAGAATGCAGACTCGCGACAGTGGCCCGGTCGGGACATTCAAAGTCACTTCTGAAGGCTTGTGCAACCAATCTTGATGCACTTTCCGCATAATCTGCGGGATGAACTCACAGGCCGCAATGACATCGTTGCCTTGTCTCGGCCCTTCTGTTCCTGAGCAAGTGTTCCGGCTTGAGGTAATGACCTGATAGCGGTAATCAGGATGCGCATAAATCCCAGCATCCAAGAGCGTCTGCGCAACGAACTGATCCTCGTATGCGTGCTCACCAATTTCTGCTTGCGCGATTACTTCTGCTGCTCTTCTCGACAAGCCGTAGCAAAATCCTGAACAGTAAGGAGCGGGATACTTACCAACCGGACCTCGCAATCGCCCCACGTAATCATGCGATGCGAATCCGCCCTCAATTGCCCGCTTAGCCTGTAAATAGGTATCGTCATCGACCTTGAGGGTATTTTCGTATTCTTGACCGACCGACCAGCGCATAATTGCGCGAGTCTTTTCAGGAAGGTCGTTATAGCCGTCGCCACAATCAAGAATGACTTCATCATCACGTTCAGCTTCGCCGCGCCCAAGAAAGAATCTGACATCGACTCCTCCAGGAACGTCTCTAACCCAGGTGTCCCGCTGCGCATCTGCTCTTGCACGGTACGCGTGGCAGGTTTCAACTGCAATCAGGATTTTGGCGTCTTGACTTTTTTTTTACCGCTGAACTCTTGCTTGATCTCGCTTGGCCCCGCAGGCTTGAATTCCTTAGGCCCTGCAGGTTTTGTTTCTCTTACTTCGGCACCGATCCCAGCGGCGATTAGTGTTTCCGCCGTTTCCGAATCAAAAATTCTTGTTTCGCCGCGGCCTATTCCTTCATAGTTGCGCAGCATTACGACTCGAATCGATTTCATTGAACGGAGAAGGGCTAATCGAAGCAGTTTTTCTTTTTGTTGCAACTCAAGTGAGCAAGCTGGCAATTGCTGCGCAGATGGTGCCCACCTTTCGCGAGCGGGATGATGTGATCAAGTGACGGCGACATCGGATCGCGATGATGCAATTCTTTGTTCACAGGCTCTCCGCACAATCCGCACATCCATTTGTCGCGCTCATAAATCTCAAGACTTCTAAAGTGATCGAACGGCGCAAGGTATTTCTGTGCGCGGCGGCGATGCTGACTTGAGCGAACAACATCCGGATGTTCTTTGAAATATTTGCGGTTGTAGGCTGCGATTGCTTCTTTGTGGCGCTCACGATATCTACGTTCCGATTCCTTGCGACAACCTGGGTTCTCTGCGCGCCGCTTTGCAGTGCGAGCAATGATTGCAGCTTTTCTTTCCGGCGTGTATCGTGCTCGATCTCGCGCGCGCATCTTTTCCGGATTTTCATCGCGGTAGCGCTGCTCGCGAGCAATGCATTTATCTCGATACTTAAGATATTCGGCGTGTCGTTGCTCTTTCGTTCGCATGAAATAGTCTGAATGTTACGGCGGAATGCTTTGATTATTATATCGAACATTCCGCCGTAAGTCATTAAAACTAAACTAGTTAACTGCCAAAAGGGAAGCCCCCGTAAATAAAAGCTAACGGACGATACACTGTGAGAGCCAAACGTTCCTCGCATAATATGGCCGCCATGTTCCGAACAAAGTAGTCGGAATGTTCTCGGCTAATCTCGACCGTGGCATCCGCACGATCCCAAATGGTTGCGCCCAACTGGAATGCGCCGACGAGGAATTGCCCTTGCGTCATGGCCTGAGTTACGACTACGGGCAAGCCCCAAAGCTGCGGAGCAGATTGGACTCTCGGGTTGGCATAGACATACATCCCGCTCGAGATTCCGGTTCCGGTTTCCTTGGTGAGTTCGATCGTTTCCCAATCGCTCGGGTGAACGATGATCCCGTCAGGCTCGAAATAGGACAATTGAACCTGAGTGACGGCACGGCGAAGCGTGTCGATGTAGGTATCGCTTGCCGTGACGGCTGAGGTTGTGCTCATCGTGGTCGCGTTGGTGACGAGTCCGGACAGGTGGCCCTGAATGCCGGAACCGGTCAGCAATTCGCCTTCTTCCGCCAATTTCAAGCCGTACATCAAGCGTGTGTTGACGTAGCCTTGAATGGCTGGCGCATCGCTGAGCAGCTGGTTTGATACCGGAATCCAGTGCGCAACGGTCGAGACGGGCATCGGAGTGAGCGAGAAAGTCAAAGCCGATTCTGCCTTGACCACGTTTTCATAAGCGGCCGCAGAATACTGCGGGGCCGCGTTGTTGGTGAACGCCGTTTCCTTCACAAACTCGATTGAGTTCGATGAGGTTGGAATGCTCGGCATCAAGTCCCGAATTGTCAGCCGGCGAAGTCCAGGCGTGATGATGCCAGGGACGCGGCTCGGCGGTACGAGAGGCTGATTTTGGCCAATGGCGTTGATGAGGGCCGTCTTGTGGAAGGTGCCGACCTTCATTTTGCCAGTGCGAGGCGCGCCATTCTGCAAACTCTTCCAGCCTTCCGACTCGACGACCATTTCGCCGATGCTCTTGTCTTCTTTGTCGGTGCCAGTGCCGAATTTGCTTGCGTCCATCTTCTGTTCGAGCGCGAGCAAGCGCAAAGAGGCGTCCTTCCAGTCATTGCCCAGTTTGTCGAGTGCGGACTTGGTTTCGGCTGAGGCCGTACCATTGGTTTTAAGTTCTTCGGCGTGCTTGTCGATGAACTTCTTGAGTTCGCCTTCGATGCCGTCCAACTTCTTCTGCAAATCAGGCACGAGGATCGGCGTCGCGGCGATCAGTGGAAGATGATGGCCAATGGTGGAAGCATGGCCGGAATCGGCATAGCCGTGTACTGCTCCAATTCCAAGAATGGCCAAAACTGCGACTGGAGCAATCATGCTGGCGAATCGATAGCAGATTGCGGCCAGTTCCCGAGAATTTGCGAAATGTTGCCGGAAACGAGCGATAGACTTCCGCTCTCCCGCGCGTAGGCGAGATTTGATTTTCATATTTATTTTCTCCGTTGGATTTAACTTCAGCTTCGAAGAAGCTCGGTAATGCGCGAAGCCGCGTGGAGAACCTCCGGCGCGATCTCGTCTTTCGTGGCGGCGCTAGTGTCTGCAGGTGGTTTCCCGGCGTGCAGACCTTCGGGTGCCAAAACTTTTATTGCGCGCTCCAGCGCTTCGATTCGCGCGAGCACATCTTCCGATTTCACTGATTGCACATTGGCAAGCTCGTTCATAGGGAACGTAACAACTGAGACTTCCCAGAGCTTCAATTCCTTGAGCAGCCGGCGCTTGTCCTTCACTTCATCTCGTACAGTGTCATAACCAATGGAAAGCCCTTTGATTACGCGGTTTTTCATCAGATCATAGGCTTCGCGCGCCTTGCCGACGGTGAGAATGAGCTTTCCCTGAATCTCCAAGCCCTTTTGCGTGTCGGTGAGTCTGCCGATTCCGATGGGCTCGCGCATGTTGTGCTGCCACAAAAGCGGAACTTCGCCGCCTTTTTCGCTGAGAGTTTTGGTGAACGCGCCCGGTTCCACGATGTCACCGCCGAGATCCTCATTGCCGTAAACCGACGCCAATCCGACAAAGGTGCCGTCTGATTCGCCAATGTCTTTAATTTCGATTTCGAGATCTCTGTATTTCATGGGTGCTCCTATTTGCGGATGTCTCCCGGTGCGGTGCCGGGATTGGCGGCTGCTGACGCGGACAATTTCGGCAAATCTTTCAGTTCAACCATTTGCGATTGCACAGTGAGCGAATCGCCGCCCTCCATGCCGGGCAGGTTCATCTTTTTGCGCCACTCGTTACGAGTGATTCCGCCGTTACTCGAAACTTTTGCGAACCACTCGGCCTGGCTCATGGTGTCGCCGCGCTGGAGCTCGTCCATGTCCATCTTGCAGTAGACGTTGGCCTCGCCTGCGAGCAGAGCCTTGTTGAAAGCCTGCTCCATCTTTTCCGCGAGAGGTCTGACAACATGCTTCGCGAATTGCAAATCAAATTGTTCTGACGCCGCATAGGTTGCCGTGCGGTCGGTGATTCCTAGCATCGTTGGCGGGACGCCGTAGCAGGCTGAAACCTGCTTGTTGATCATTTCGAGCGTTTCTATGAACTGTGCTTGATCAGGATTGAATCCAATGTCTTGATAGGTCATTCCGTCAAAGAGAACTGCTACGCTTCCGGCTTTGTCGGCTCCAGAATGGAGCTTTTTCCAATCGTTTTTGACGGTTTCAACATCACCCAGCTTCGTGCCCTTCGGCATAGTCAGAGCGCCGGCGGGCTTGGCGCCATTTCTTAGGAAGTTCAAGCCGTAGGTTTGCGCGACTAATCCGTGATTCACCAGATCCGGACGCAATGGCGTGATTCCATTGATGCCGTCGAGCGCGAAATTCTTGAAATGTAAAACTTGTTCCGGCCGGTAAACCTCGGGTTTTACCGTTCCGTTGGTGCTGTTCCCGTAGTACTGATAACTGAGTCCGTCTTGATTAAGAATTATGCGCACTCGATCGGCGCGCATCGGGATGAGTGAAGTAATTCGCTTGCCGGAGCGAACAATCTCCGCAAATCCGTTCCCGTAAAGGCAGTACCCGAGAACCAAGGCCTCCCGAAACTCCATCGATGTCTGGTAGACGTTCGGGCGATCGTGGACGATCGAGTAAAGAGGATGGTCGGCGTACTTGACCGGGATTCCGTTCTCATCCAACCGGAAAATATGCAGGGGAAGCGAGCCGATGGCTCCGCAAAGTACGCGACAGCAGCCAAAAACCGAACTCAATTCCAGGCCGCGGAGTTTATCGCCATTCCAATCCCATGCGCCCCATCCCCCAGGCGGAATGTCGGTCGTCGATCCGGTCCAAACAGGGAAGCCGACCGCCTTGAGAAATCTGACTACTGAACGCTGAATGAAGTTCAAATGATTTCCATCAGTCGGCCGGAAGATATGGGCTCAGTCATGGCGCGCGCGAGAGCGTTGATCAAAGCCGTGATTCCGTCAATTTTTTCTATGCTGCGTTCCTTGTCGGGCTTCAAATTCCCTGCCGGATCCGTTCTGACACTCACGTTCGAAGCATTCCAGCGCAAAACCGGATTACCGCCATGCTCAAGCAACTGTGCGCGGATCAAACGTTCAAGTTCTTTGGTTGGTGCCGAGAGAGTTTGAAATCCTTGGCGAATTTCGACTACTTCGAAGCCGTCGCCCTCGAGTTGAGCCCTGATTTGGGTCGCGTTCCAGGGATCAAGGTCGATTTCCTGAATGCTGTACTCATCGGCTATTGCATTGATGTCGGCGCGGATGACGTCATAGTCGATTACGCTGCCTTCGGTCGCTTTGATAAAGCCCTCGCGCACCCAAATGTCATAGGGAATGCGCTCTTTTTCGCTGCGAACTCGGACTGTTTCTTCCGGTACCCAGAAGTAGGGAAGCAGTTTGTACCCATCGCCATCGGGAAAAACCAGCACCAACGCCGCTAAATCGCTGGTATTCGCCAGGTCCAAGCCAGCAAAACAGGGCGCTTTAGCGAGCATTGCCTTGTCAACCTGGCCTTTGCAGGCGTCCCACTTGTCCATTGGGAGCCAGCGGACCGCCTGCTCGGTCCACATGCAGAAATTAAGCCGCTTGACGATGTTTTCCTTCGACGGCATCCCCTGAGCTTCAACAACCTGCTCGCGGAGGTACTTCGGCTGAATCGACACCCCTAAATTCGGGTTTACCTTCGGCCAAACCGCTTCGTCGGTCCACTGATCGCACTTTTCGCAGCTTGGCGAGACTTTTCCGGCATCGGCGCACTCTTCGCATACGTCCAATTGGCAGACATAAGCAAACCAAGAGTCGTTTTCGATGATTCCGCTGAGAATTTTCTCGGAATAATCGTGATGCTGGTAGCAAACTGAGTTGCGATCGTAACCAGAATTCGTGATTTCGAAGATGAGAGCTTGCCGCCGGCCCTTGGTTCCGGCCCTCATCTTGTCCACTACTAACGCTGATGGGTGCTCATGTATCTCGTCTATGAGAGCCATGTGGACCCGTTTGCCATCCAATCCGCGCTTTTCCGAGGAAATAGGTCGGAAAAATGAATTGCTCGACGGGACAAACAGGTTATTGACGTGCTTCTCGATCTTTGACTTCAAAAGCGGGGAAGCATCCCGCATATTTTCCGCATCGCGGAACAGAATCTTTGCCTGATCCTTGACCACAGCTGCGGAATAGACTTCTGCGGCGCTTTCGCGGTCGGCGAGGAGACCATAGAGCCCGATTCCCGCGGCCATGGGCGATTTTCCGTTACCTTTGCCAATTTCGACATATGCAGTTCGAAATCTGCGAAATTCGCCCGACTTCCAGCCGAAAAGCGATGCCATGATGAACTGTTGCCATGGCTCTAACTTGAACGGCTGGCCATTGTGTTCGCCCTCAGCCAAACACAGAAAGCGCTCAAAGAACTCAATCGCCCTGAGTCCGTCATCCTGATCCCACAGGATCACTGATCCCGTCGCCTTGGAGCGCTCCAAGTCGCGCAGGTGCCGCTCCACTGCAAGAGATACCAATCTGCCCGTAGGAACGGAGCCTGACAGCACATCCAGGCAATACTTTTTGACTTTCGGGAGCTTACTGTGTGACTTCTCGAGAAGGCTTTCCGCCGAGGAAATCTTCCAGCGGGTCTTGTGCGTTATCATTCGAAACTTTGACTTTGCTGCGGTCGGCGGGAGTCATGCCAAAACGCCCGGATAGTGAGGTCAATTGCCCTAGTTCTGTACCGCTCAGCCGTCTATGCCTAAATCCGACCATCAGGCAGACCAAAACCTCAAACATTCGCCGGTCGGCGTTTGTTGCTACCCCTGGCGGGATGTCAGCTGCCATTTCATGCCACGTCAGAACCTCTTCGCGCTCGAGATGCGATGGCGGATCGCCCAATTCACCTGTTGGCTTAGGCTCAAGAGGCCTTTTCCGCTGCGGATTCTTAATGAATGCGCCGGAGGCCTCGAGCACGGCGGTCGGTTTACGCGGACGCGGCACGTTTGGCCCTTCTCGTCAGGCAGCTCATAATGTGGACATTTTCATTTGAATTGTGGACGCGTGAATTTCACCGGCCAACGGTTTCCCATGCAAAGTTGTGGAGATTTTCCCACCCCCGGTATCTATTTTGAAATCAATAATTTAGGAGGATTTGATAGGATTGGTTTTTCTCTAACTCTCCCAAATCCGCCATCTCTTGTCGCTGTCTTGAAATCGTGACAGGATTTGCAGAGAGCTTGATGGTTGTCTTTGTTCCAAAAGAGAATTACATCGCCCTTGTGAGGTTGAATGTGATCAACAACAGTTGCAACCTCAGGAATTAGATGTCTCTTGAATGGATCCGCGCAAAATCTGTGAACCGAAAGGAACCAATTGCGATAGCCAAACCATTCTTTGTCATAGCCGCGTTGATAGGAATTAGGCCTGGCTTCTTTGGTCTTTCCCGCGAGTTCACATCGCGGACAAAAGATTCGCCGCGTTAATCCTGAACATCCGGCAGTTTTGCAAGGTTTCTGAGCTTTTGCTGGCACTCGGGGTATAGAGATTTGCGAGACTGAAACTCGGGCCGTTTTCTCGGTCCGAATTACGCTCTGGCAATTCTCAAACTCCTATCCGCCAAGTTCGTTCTGAGCGTTTGCTTTAATTTGCGCCCAAATTGTGTCCGCCTCAGCTAAGAATTCATCGCCCGTTTTGCCCTGGCCCTGATGCATCAAGTTTTTTATGAACGCGAGCACGGTGGGTTCAAGAGCATTCGCCAAACCGATCAACTGAATTACCTCTTGTGCGTCCATGGTGTTTTCCTTAGCTCGCGATTGCCGCGATATTGTTTAGCGTGGTTTGAACTGTCAGAAGAATTGCGCGGATTGTGTTGACTGTTTGCTGATCTTTGATTTCAAAGAGGCCATTCGTACTCAAGTCGTCGAGCAGGTTCGTGCAATCTTTCAGTGCTTGAGTTGCCGACCCCGCGTTATGAGATTCATTGATTGCTTTATCGAGCCGCATTCCCGCTTCGCCAAGCGCCAGGAATTTCTCTTGGATTGCGCGGTGAGTTTGGTCGTCGATCTTCCCGGCTTTATGAAGCGTGATTTCAGTTTGTTGGGCGAGCAGAACTCCGGCGGCGACGTCCTTCGCGAGCTCACCCGCTTTACGATATTTGTCGCATGATGCAGCCATGCAAATGTAGGCTGCCAAAGCGATTATCGCGACCCGCCGAATATTTGATTTCATACCGAAATTTCTCCGTCGATGTCAGGCATCGAATTTGCTGCGCGTGTATAGGTGATGAACCCTACATTCCAGATGTGCGACTTGTCCGATTTTTCTTCCGGGTTCATTAAGGTCGCAACATCCATGTACCTTTTCATCAGCCTGGTAAATGCAACCAATGATTGCCCGATGTAGTTTGGATCAGGCCCGCGCATCAGACCGACCAAGGTACAGGCGTCGGTGTCGCGCGGAAAATTTCCGATGTGCTCCTCGACCGCAGTAAATCCCGGCACGTTTTCAACATGTGGCATGTGTCGTTGGAAATGTTCGCTCCACCGAATCGTGAGAGGATAAGTTCCCTCGGGTATAGCGCGAGGCTTGGAACCATCCTTTTTGACCGGAGGCTCAAGCGTGAAACAAAAATGCTTGCCGTCGATTAATTTCTCGCCTTGCGTTGAGAGAGATGTGAAAACATCCCGGCGGACTTCAATGTTCAAGGCCTTGGTTCCTGAATGCCATTCTGTTGCAGATATTTCTGAACGGCGTCTTTGAAGTTCGGCGAGTCTTCAATCCTGCTTCCATGGGCCCGCTGTAAATTCCCGACGATCGTGTTTGCCACTTTGAACCAGTAAATGTATTTTGCTGTCGAATCCTTCGTCGGCGCCGGCAGGGAACTGATCATTACGGTAATCACGTTGTTAAAAAGCCAGACGGTAGCGCCCGAGACGGCGGAAACAATGATGTACGGATGATGCTGAATAAATTGAACGATTGGATTCATCGGGTTAACGGATATTCCGAGCGGCTCATCTGCGCCAAAAGATTACTGATGAACTTTGCTTGCTTGACTTGCTTCTCGCGACAGGCCCGCGAATACATTTCAAAGAGCCAGGACGCCAGCATTTCGCGTTTCTTTTTGTTGGTCACACATCACTGATGTCGCCGAGCTCTTCCGCATATTTCTTGAGTTTCTTTTCCATTTGCTGGTAAGTCATGCCCAGCATTTCGGCCGCAACCGCTTTGTATATCGCGATCGCACGGAGGACCGACTCCCGATCGGTTGCAGATATTTTTTTGGGATCAAACATCCCCTTCCGAATGTCGCCGGCCGGTTTTGCTAATGCTTCGGCGACTTTCACGATTTCGCCTGTTGTTTGGGAAATTTCTATATCCCAAATTCCATGGGCCTGTAACGCAAGATCAACGGCCCTTTCAATCATCTGAAAGGGCGATAATTCTTCTTCTGGCTGTTGTTCGTCGTCCTTGTCAACGTGGCGGCCTGACACATCGGACACTCCCAAAAACTAAGCTAGTGATGCCCGGTAAACTCTGCCGGCGGAAATCACGACAGCCAGCTGATCATGCTCATATGGCCAGGCTGCTACCCTGTCGGCTGCGCGTCCGTTTGCGGTTTCGCTCAAGGCTCCAACGTTGCCCAAACTGTCGGCTACTGTAAGTGAGCAGTCGGAATCAATCAGAGAACTCCTATGGAATCTTTCGGATGGAGTGCATGGGCGCTCGGGCTTGATGATGCCGACGAAATTGCCGTTGCGATCGTAAATTTCCTCGATGATCCCGCGGCGCAACAGTTCCGTAGCTTCCTCTAAACAGGTGAATTTCTCCCAGAAGCGGAACTGAAAGTCAGGCTCGGACAGCACAGGCAGTCGTATGCTCATATTTGGGAAATAGATTTCCTTGTATTGGGTGAGTGGTCAGGTTTACGTGCCCGAATCACGGCGCGATGTCGCAATTTTGAGAATGCTTATGATGTGAATACGATAGAACTAATTGCAAAACAAGGGATTTATTGGGATTTGTTTCAGGATGATACAGGGTTTTTAAACTTCAGTAACCGCTGACGACGAAGGGTTGAGAGCAAATGTGATGTTTTTAGCGGTATCCCCTCGCGTTTCATGGTGCGGTAGATACGGACCCGGGTAATTCCCAGTGCTGCGGCCGCTTTGGTTACACTGCCGGCCTCTAAGATGGCCTGGATCATAGCCTCAAGTTCCATTTCCGCTAGCGGTCGCGTCATTTTGCTGCCCCTCCAATAATCACGCACATCAGTAAACCCAGCATCATCCCGATCAATGCGCCCGCAACGAAGTCGTCCCAGTGAATGTTTCGCCGTACATTGCGCCAACTCCAGCCAGAGCCATTCACGTCCCCTCCAATCTTTCAGTCCGGCTCCCGACCCCACCAACTAGCGATCAGCGTGCAACCGTCGCTCCGGCCTTGCCGAGAACCGGACCTATTTTGTGCGGGCCGGAGTTTTCTCAGTCCGGCTTTGGCTCGCACCTCGGCATAGTTCGCCAAGCATCTGCGGCTGGCTACCGAATCGCACCAGGTTTATCCGCAGACCGCGTGTCCTTCCACGCCGCCGCACGTTACACAACATTCTTTGCGCCTGGGAATCTTCCCTGTCTAGCTAGATTACCAACGCATTTAAACCCATTGTTTACCAAAGCCTCTCGGTCGATCTCATTGTGGCAGCTTATGCAAACCCATTGCACGTCCAGAGGATTCTCGTAACCGTTTGCATGATGTCCGTGCAGCTTTCGAGCTTCTGTGGGCATCCCGCAACTCGAACAGGCCTTTGGTTTGATTAAGATGCCACGACGAACCGCATCTCTAACTTTGTGTCTTATGGTGTCTTTATTCATTGGCACAAACTCTACGACCCTTCCCCCTTACGAGAAAGCAGGGCCTCAGCCTCAACATATCCGCAGTCGCATGTAAACTCGGCGGAAAGCATATTCGCGCAAGTATCGTTGTGGCCTTTTCGTTGCCGCTTCTCAAGTGCTTCTAGCACATCCCGCAGCTCCCGCTCGGCGTCCTGAAGATTTAGCGTCAATTCCTGCTTTTCCAAACTCGAAGTGTGCAGATTATCGTGCACTTCCCGCAGCTCCGTGCGGAGGGACTCGCATTCTTTTTGGCGAAATTCTAGCGCTCTATCTAGCCTAACGATTGTCGTACCGAACTCATCCCGCTCCCGCTCTACCGCGTCCGCCCGTTCTCTCGCTCGTTCCAATTCGGCATTCAATCTGTCAAACTCAATTCTCCCGTATCTTCCGAGACACATCATGGCCGTCTTCAAAGTTCTCTCAAACAAATCCGCCCGTTCTCTCTCCTTCTTGGCGTAGGCTATAGCATCATCAAGAGTTACTAGGGCACCTTTGTCGCAACCTGTAATGAAGAAATGCCGCTTTCTAAGCCAAAGATCGTCATGCTGCGCCCCGGCAAGAGGAGAGGGCTGCGTAACTTTTACGGGCATAGCTTTGTCTCCATGAATCGGGCATTCACCGTTTACGCTGCCGCCGATTATGCACAAGCACGCGGGCTGGGAGGGCTGCTCACAAATAGGAAAGTCGTGTAGGTCTAGTAGGGTGCCACACTTCATGCATCGCGGCGTCGGCTCGGGCTGCGGTGCGGGGGATGCTGCGCGGGCTTGCTCGCATCCGCAGTAGCAGTTAGCTCCATGTTGTCCGCTCATTGCTTCCCCTCTCCCTTCGGCTCTGCGCTGGAACGCTCCAATCCGCAAAATGAGCAGTCATGTTCGCTTACGCAATGTTCCCGAAGTTCCCGCAGCTCCGTGCGGAGGGACTCGACCTCGCGTTCTGCCGTTTGACGAGCTTTTAGATTTGCAGAGTTCAGTAGCGTAATCCTCTTCAAATCCTCGCTCAAGGATTCAGCTAGAGCAGGAACGTCTAGCCTGAGATCGCCGCTTTCTGGAGATTCTTCGGGCGGTAGTTTGGCCGTCCACTCACCGTCTCCACCTAGCGCAATGTGAGCTTTTTGTAAAGCGTCTTCGGCAGAATCTCGCTCGTCTATCAATTGCAGCGCGTCCCGCTCTGCCGCGTCCGCCCGTTCTGTCTCCTTCTTGGCGTAGGCTTCGGAAAACCCGGCAGGAGAGGAAGCTGGCCGTTCGTTTGGAGCGGAGGAAGTTATAAAAGTAGTGCCAGAGCTGGCACTAATGCCTGCCTTATTTTGCTCCTGCTCGGCAGCTTCCCCACGGCCAGCTAAAGGTTTGCCCCACCAAATAGTTGTTCCGTTGGCATCTCTAATTGTCTTCATAACCTCATTCTCCTTGTGCTCTCGCGCCCCGGCAGGAAGAGAGGGCTGCTCGGGAACAAACTGTTTACCCGATTCGTACTTATCGCACCATTTCTCGAAATGCTGGCCGTATGGCTTGCCGCAAGTGGCACACATTGTGTCCATGTTAACAATGGCATTGTTGGCACGGGCTTGGCAGATAGTTTTCGAGAGGTCAATAACTATCTCAGGATTTAGCAGCTCGTTTGGCGACCATACCGGCGTCGGCTCGGGCTGTGGTGCGGCTCTCCATTCCGAACAGCGGTCAGACTTTTCATGCTTTCCGCCGTGGCCGATTTCATTCAACCAGCACGTTCCAAGTTCGGGCTGTGGTGCGGGGGGACAACAGTCATAGCAAATACAATTTTCTCGGTGCATTATTTTCCTCCCTTCGGCTGTGCGCACGTGCAGTTGTTTCCATAATGACGGAGCTTCCAGCATTCCGCAGTATGACTATCTCGCGCCAGTTCCTCGCGGATGATGGTGGCCACGGCTCTTTCGCATACGTCTCGATGCCAGTCGTTATGAATCGTACAAAACCAATCCTTGACGATCCGCCGTGCTGCTCTTTCTGCGCTGGAGGTGCTCATCGGGATTCCCAAGCTGGCATATTGTCAGCAATCCATTTGTTGAGGTCTGACGGGTTTTCGTCCCAATTTTCCTCGGGAAGATCGAAGTCTGAGACTGTATTGGCGTAGCTGATCTCCGCCCCATCCCGACATCCCCAGCCGGTATAGTCGCACCATCCTGTCAGATAGGCGAAGCGGCCATTTTCGAGAGCCATCACGAAACCGCCCGACCAATCCATGTGGCAGCAAACATCCGCTTCTTCGGCGCGGCCCCAAGCCTTCAAGACTTGGATGGGCTTTGCTTCGAGGTGAACCTGCTTCAAAGATTCTTCAAAATCATTTGTGCAATACATCTTCCTTCACTCTCCCTCTGTGCGATCTGGCGGTTTATCCAATTCAATTCCGCCAGGGAAATTAGGGGCATGGTCGCAGGGAAATTCCCAATAGCCGTTGAAATCAAGTCTGCCATGCCCCTTCGTGATGCTTCCGCAGATGCCAGTGCTAAACGAACAATCGCACGTTTTCATTTCTCCTCCCGTGCGCTTGCCCCAGAGTCAGCAACCGCCACCGGAATCAATGAGTTCAATGACATGAACTCGCAATCTTGGCAGGACTT